TACAGTTAATAGTTTGTGTTAAAAATTCGTGAACTTTTAATCTTTTATTCATTATATATTCCTCCTATCGTTAAATTTAATCTTGGGGGGTTTACGTCAATAGACGAAACCTTCCATTTACTACCCATAAAAGTGACATACCGTATTGCATGGAAATTCAAATTAATATACGGATCAGATATAATAGATATTTCATTTGAAATGGTAATATTGTCATTAACATCTCCTGAACCTTGAAGTCTCCTGGTGTTTCGTAGAAGCTCTCCGTAATAATTCTTTTCTGTTATTTTTTCTTCCCATACACCAGGAGATACTTCTATAGTTTCAGCATACCCTATTGTCCCATAATATCTCATTTTGAATTTTTCTCCTATGTTATGAACTACTTTTTAAATTATCCTGCTGTGTCTGATTTAGTTACTTCTAATGTTATAGAAGAGAAAGGTTTTATTAATGCTCCTGAACATCTTGTTTCAATTAAATACTTTTGAGCATTATAGTCAATGTCAAAGTCATCAAACATGTTAATTGCTCCACCTTTATCTGCACCAACATTGTAATCTTTAAGATTTACAATAAGACCAAGCAACTCATATTCAATTCCTTCTTCTTCTCTTACACAATTTTCCATAACTGGAACTGTAACAATAGAAGAAACTCTTAACGCTGTCTTTAGCTTTTCTTCTGTATCATAAATAACTCTACCTGTAGTATCTTCTAATAATAAACAATCTGTTAAAACATCTTCAGTAGTATAAAGTGTAGGAGAACCTGATCCTTTATAATCTTTTCTAGATTTGATAACTGTCTTAATAAATGCTTTAGCTTTCTTATCTGATGAAGATGATGACACTATAGTATCATCAACCATTTTAATGTTAGCCTTAATGTTGTATAGCTCCGCATCTTTCCATACAGGTCTAATATTAGACTCACTAATTTTATCGTCAGAAGAAGTTAATCTTCCATCACCAATTAAAATAGCTCTTGCAATTTCTTCATCTAGCATCATTCTCATTTCTGATTTCAACCATGCTACAACATCTAAATCCACAATATCTACAACATCATCTCTTTCCAATTTCTGTTTCTTATAAATAGTTGTAGGATTAGTAGATCTTTTTAATAAAGTAAATACTTCGTCTTTTTTCAAATTACCTTTTAAATAACCTTTTGCTCTAGCTTCGTCTGCTGTAATATCAGCTATAATAGATTTAATTCTTGAGAAAGGAGAATGATGTGTAGAATTCATTACCATCTTAACCCAAGTGTCATCTCTCTTAATATAGTCTGGTGTTCCTGATAAAGTTCTTGCTTCAGGAAATAAATAATCAATATCTGTAATGCTATGTTGCAATGTATCATCTACATTATGTTCAATTATTGATTCTTTTAAACTTCCCAATCTCTTTGCATCTGCAAAAATATCAGCCATATCAGCATGACTTAAATAGTCTTCTTCTTCATAGTCGTAACCATCAAATAAATTGTGTTTCATATTTGCTCCTTCGTCTCCTTCGTCTTCTGCATCTTCTCCAAGATTTTCTTGTAAAGCTTCTCCTATCATAGCATAAACTACTGTTTTTTGGTCTTCAGTTAAAGTATCAAATACCTCAGCTACTGTTGCATCTTTGTTTGTACTCATTTGTGTACTCTCCTTCTTATTATTAAGTGTTTTATCATCATCATCGCTTTCATCGTCCTTGATAGTTTTGTTTATCTTATCCTTTTCGATATTTGCTGCATGATATAAAGCTAACTCTTCATCCATAAATATAACTGCTTCATCATCAATTTCTTCTCCATGTTTAAGAACTGTGTCTATACATGCTCCTATATTTGCTCCTGCTAATACTAAACTTACTTCTCTTATCACCCCATGCAATACATGACCTTTTTTTTGTTGTAGTTTGTTAGCAAATATAGATAATGATGTTATATCTTTATGCTCAACCATTTCTTTAGCATGCTGACCTGCTTCGGTATCATTAAATGTTCCATAAGCGTATACTCCCTCTGGTCTATTTTCTAATACAGCATGTCCTAGTATATTGGTGGGGTCATTATGCTGATGATTCCAAACTAATGGAACTACTTTAGAATCGTCTTTTATAAATGCATTTTGCATAATGGTTTTTCCATCTGCACACAAAATTCCATTTTTAGTAGCCCATCCACCAAAATCAAAATTATCTTCCATTTTGAATTTCCTCCTTAATACTTTCACTATCTTTGGTTATGTCTTTACTTGCATCTTCTGATGCATCTTTGTTTACTGCTTCATTAAGATTCTTGTTTCTTAACTCATCAGCTTTAGGATCTTTAGATGGCTTACTTCCAATAATTTGTCGTACTTCATTAGAGGTTAATATTTCATTCCTTGTAAACTTATCAGCTATGTCGGCTAAATCGTTTACTGGAACTAATCTAAATGGATCTCTAAAGTATATGATAGACTGCTTTTGTGTACGAGCAGTCTTACTAAGAAACTTTCGTTTCATCTCATCTACTATAGAAGCGATTATAGGTTCTATAGATCTGTTATAATAATTTAACATTGTCTTTTCATCTGCTGTGCCATCTAATATGCTAGGAGTTATACCTAACTGCCCATACAACATATTAGTAAGATACTCTACTTGACCAGTCAAATTGTTTTCTATAGGTCTATTTAATTGAGTAACTTCTTCTGTTCCATCAATATATGCTATTCCAAATTTAGAATTATTTAATTGGTCCTCTATACCTTTTCGTCTTTCTTCAGCTAATACCCTTTGACGATCATTTTTTGTAGAATATGGAACTCTAACTATTAAGTCCAATTTTCCAGATCCACTTTGCTCATCAACACTATCCAATAAATTTAATTTTCTGACTAATCTTTTCATAGTAGAATTAGGGCTATTAACTACAGAATATAAAGGATTTTCAATAATAGCGGTTGTTCTTTTCTCAACTATCACATCCTCTTTTTCTCCAGTTCGTTCATTATACACTCGAACCTTTATATGATTTGGCATCCATTCCAATATTTTAGCAGTTCTCATACTTATTATGTCATATGCCTCTGTATTATATATGTTTATATTTGTTTCTATTGGTACTAATGCTACACAACCTTCATCAAACATTGACATTACAATATCTTGTATAAAAGCTCTATTGGTTTGGTCTAAATTTGCCTCTAAGGTTAAACATGAATTTAGCCCTGTATTTTTTTCTTCTAAAAAACGACCGTCAGAATCTAATAGTACATGTTGTATATTAATATTAGCCACATCTAAAGCTATTCTATTATAAACAGGTGTTATCATAGATGCACTATTTATAACAGCATTATATCTTCTATCAGGTCTTGAGTAATAACTATTACCTATATTTTGATAGTTATCTGTTGTAGGGTCTCTATTCAAGAACATATTCCAAGTGTTCTTTAATTTGTTAATATTACTCATTGCTTCTCCTTACTATTATTCAAATATTTCTTTGTTTGCTTTATATGTTACATAAGCATCCATCAATGCCGATACGGCATCTATTTTTTGTTCATACCTATTTTTATAAAGTTTTCTGTTACCGTTTGTATCTTCTAATGTAACACAGTTACCCATAGTGAACATCATAAGTTCTTCATCAAATAATAACATTCGTTCCTCTGACAATTTTTTCAATTCTCCTAAAGGAACAGTTTCTGTTTTAGCACCTTGTATTACTTTTGTTATTCCAAATGGACCATTTTCCAAAGACCATCTTCCTACAAATTCTTTAGCATTGTAAGGGTCATAACCTATGCACAAAACATCGTAATTCATTTCTAATATATGCCTATCTAAATCTTCATATACTTCATCTAAATCTAAAACGATCCCTTCCAATACAATAAGTGATCCTTCATCCATAAACTCGTTATATTTTATTCTCATTGCTCCAGGCAACTTTGTCAAAGTAGATGACGAAATATAATTACGTGTTTTAACGCCAAACTTTCCATTGGTTAATGGAAATAAAAAAGTAAATGCACAAAAATCATCTCCTTGTGATAAATCTATACCCATTGAACATGGCATCTGCCAGAATTGTCTTTTTTTATGCGGAATTGTTTCTTCATAAGTAAAGTAATAAGTATATCCTTCCATAGGTATTCCAAAACGTTTAGCTAAAATATCATTCCTAGTTGATGGTGCTTTTTCAGCACGCTCAACATCCAATTGATAAGTTTCATAAGAAACAGTAACCCCTATATTAGGATTTGCCTTCAGCCACATTTCAGGATTATTTATTTCATCAACACTATCTAATTTATACCACCAAATAGACACATGAGGATTTATATAGTCTCCTTTTAATATGTCATCCAGTTCCATTTTGATTGTATCTCCACTACCATTACGTATAGTTCCTTCAGAACTTGTGGCAACTATTAAATAGTCTAATACTTTTGATGCTCCTTGCTCTATAGCACCAATTACATCTTCTCTAACATCTCCTGATAACCATTCATCTATAGTAGCCACTTTACACCTTAATCCTTGTAACTTTGTTATAGACATAGGTCTTACTTGTAGTATAGATCCTGTTAAAAAATTTTCTATTCCCTTTTTTGTTGATACTAATTTTGCTCTTTTAGAACTAGACCCAGAAGTATTTAATAACGAACCTTCTGTCAAAAATTTAAACAGTGGACCTTTTGCTCTAGTTATTGCTGTCTTTATAGGGGACATAACCTCTTCAGCTTGTTTCATTGTTGGAGCAGTAGTTATTTGTTGTGTAGTTGTAGTATCTACATTTAACATGTACGACTGAATAAGTGAATCATACACAGATTTAGCAGCACCTCTTCCTACTATCAAAATTTGTTTATTTATTAATCTTTTTTTAATAGTTTTATTAACATATGATCCTCCATGCCCATCTTTGTGTGGTTCGTATATACTTCTTTCCACATAATAATACCAACCAAAAAGCTGTTCACCCCATATTTTAAATGAATCTAACAAATGTAAATCGGAACCATCTGTTAAAGTCATCTCTTTTTCACAATAGTTAACCCATCCATCAATAGCTTCACTATCATAATATATTCCAGGATTTCTAATTAAGTCATCTATACGATTCATTTCCATGGAAATTTTTTTATTAACTGGAATATCTCCTCGTATTACAGCTTCTTTAAATTTTGAGTAATATTTAGGTGTAGCAGTATTTGATAACATATTTATTCCTCCTATCATTAGCTATTTATTTTTTAACCAAGCTTTTTTGCCAATGCTCTATATTCTAGCTGTCTTACTACGTAAACTGATCCTGCTACAATAGCGGCATGTTGTAGTCTACGTACTTTTGTTGCTCTTCGTTTAACCATATCTGAATATGCCTTGCCGTCAACTTCTGGATTCGGAAGCTGTTTTTTATTATTTGCGTTTTTCACATCTCTCTTATACTTCATTTTTTTGTCGTGGGTATTAATTTTTGCCATTTCTGCTTTATCTGCTATTTTATTTTTTTTACGTATACTTGACTTTTTAGCCATTTTTGCACCAACATCACCTGATGCAGATACTGCTTTAGTGCTTCCAACTTTACGAAATGCCCTAATTGTTTTTGAGTTATTATCAATCCCTTTACGACTAGACTTTCCACCAGAACTAGAATTTCCTCCTGACCTATGACCCCACTTCATTCCTAAAACACCAAAGTGCATTAGTTCATCATCTTGACGACCATATTTATAATAGTTCATTTAATTCCTCCTTAATGTTATATAACATTAGTAGCATCTGCTACAAATAGTCCAACAG